CCGCGCAGGCCGTCGCCGTCGCCGTCGCCGCGGCGCTCGCCGAGAACCACGACACGCACGGCGCTGCGGCCGAGCCGCCGCAAACCGTGACCAAGACCGAACTCGCAGACATGGTCAAGAGCGCAGTGGCAGAGGCCAGGGCCGCCGATGAGGAGCGCATCGCCGCGCTCACGGCCGACCTGACGAAGGCCCAAGGCGATCTGGACGCCATCAAGGCGCTGCCGGTCCCCGGCGGCCCAGTGCTCACCCGCACCGCCGCCCAGCAGGAGTCCGCGCTCAAGAGCGACTCCGAGGCGCTGCACGCCCAGGCCTCCGCGCTCCTGGCGAAGGCGGAGGCCTACTCCGCGAACCGGGACCTGGCCGAGGGCTACCGGCAGCGCGCCAAGACGCTGCTCGCGAAGGCTGCCGCCTGACCCTGCGCGCCACACCCCAACGACCATCCCGGGCCCCGCACGGCGGGGCCTTTCGCATGGAAGGAGCAGGGCCGTGGCTCTGCCCGCGAACCTCGAACTGCTTTTCGGCCAGTCGCCGGAGGCCCCGAAGCTGTCGAAGGCGGAAGTTTCCGAGCGCTTCGACGACCTGATCAAGTCCATCGGCGAGATGCCCGAGCGGGAACTGTCCCGCGAGGAGATCGTCACCTCGTTCCGCGGCGGCCAGCCGATCGACTTCTCCACCCGACCGGCCAACGCCTACGAGTACGTGCAGAAGGCCCTCGGCGCGCCGGAGCTGAACAAGGCGATCTCCCCGGACGCGGTCGCCTCGGTGATGGCGGCCCTGGACGGGCTCAAGTCGCAGCAGCCGGACCTGGTCAAGGACATCAACCTGACCTCCCCGGTCGGCACCGGCCTGGTCGCGTTCGACCTGGAAGCCCCCGCGAAGGTCCTGGCGCCGCGGCCGACTCCGCTGCGCAACTCGATCCCCCGGATCAAGGGCAACGGCACCAGCCACCGGTTCAAGGTGATCTCCGGGTTCACCGGCTCCGGCACCGGCGGCGTCGGCAACATCCACCCCGGCATCCTGGACACCACGCAGAACAACTTCGCGCCCTCGGGATCCTCGCAGTCGCTGTACTACGCCCGCGGCCCGAAGATCTCCTACGCGGGCTCGGACGTGGTGCTGCCGTACTCGCAGTTCAGCATGAGCGATGAGGTCACATGGTCCGCGCAGTACGCCGGGCAGGGATATCAGGACATCCGGCAGCTCTCGCGCACCAGCCTGCTGTACGCCAGCATGCTGATGGAGGAGCGGATGCTGCTGATGGGCCGCGGCACCGCCTCCGGGTACGCTGGCGCGCTCGCGGCTCCGACCGGCACGTCGCTGGTGGACAACACGGTCGGCACCGGGCAGGTCGCGCTGACCGGGTACACCACGAACATCTACGTGTATGTCACCGCCGACGCGGGCGCGTTCGGCGAGTCCGTGGTGTCCACGGTGGCGACGATCGCGCCGACCTCGACGCACAACGTAGTGCTGCGCCTGACCGATGTGCCGCAGGCGCTGGGCTACAAGGTGTACATCGGCACCGGCGCGTCGCAGCCGGCGAACTCGTCGTTCTTCTTCTACGGCCGCTTCCCGAACCAAGCCGCGAACGGCGGCGGCGCGGGCGGCACCGGCATCGTGCTGCAGGGCGCGATCCCGACGACGGGCGCGAACCCGCCCACCGCCGACACATCGGCGTACGCCGCCGGGTACGACGGGATCCTGGCGTGGGTGATGGGTTCGCAGTCCGGCTACAACGCCAAGATCAACTCGACGTTCTCGACGAGTAGCCCCGGCAGCGAGTTCCAGACCGCGTTCGCCAGCCTCTACAACAGCGTGAAGGCCGACCCCGACCGGATCCTGTACAACGGCTCCGACCGCAAGCAGCAGTCCGACACCCTCAAGGCCGGGACGAGCAACAACTACTTCCTGCAGATCACGCAGGACGAGGTGCGCGGCGTCGCGCTCGGCTCCGTCGCCGTCGCGATCATGAACGAGACCACCGGCAAGCGCGTCGAGATGGAAGTGCACCCCTGGATGCCGCAGGGCGTGTGCCCGATCCTCTCCGACACTCTGCCGATCCCGGACACGCAGGTCTCCAACGTGTGGTCCGTGGTGAACGTTCAGGACCTGATGGGTATCGACTGGCCGGTCACGCAGTTCGCGTACGAGTCGTCAAGCTATTGGTTCGGCGGCTTCTTGTGCTACGCGCCCGCCTGGAATGGATGCATTTCAGGCGTGACCGCCGCCTGATCCGCGCCCCAGCCGCACCGCCCGGCCAAACGCGGCCGGGCGGTGCGGCCCGAGAGGAGTCGCCCATGCGTATCGCAGCCCCCGACGGCGCGGTCGCCGGGATGGAAATCAAGGGCGCCCAGACCGGCCGCGTCACACGCTATAACGGCCGGATCGTCGACGTGGACAACGTGACGCACGCCAGGGCACTGATCGCCGAGGGCGCGTTCCCCGCGTCCCTGACCGGGCGCACCCGCCGCGCAATCGGCTACCGGTGCGCCGCCTGCGGGTTCGGCTCATTCGTGAAGACCTGCAGCCGCTGCGGCGGCGAATGCGAGAGAGAGGCCTGAGATGCCCCCGCGGACCCGCAAGAGCGCCGACACCAAGCCCGGCACGGGCAAGCCGGACGAGAGCGCGCAGACCGCCGACGAAGCACAGCCGGACGAACCCGAGACTGCCCAAGTCGAGCAGCCGGCTCACGCGCAGGCCGAGTCCGCGCCGTCGACCGCCGATGAAGCGCCCGGGGGTGCTGGCCCGGACACGCCCGCCGAACCGGCCTACCACTGGGAGTCGGTGAACGGCGACGGCTCCGAGCCGTGCCGCCACTGCCCGCCCGGCGCCCCGCCGCCCGGCGCCGGATCCTACGGCTGCCCGCACGGCCAGTGGGTGCGCGTCCTGGACGCGCCGTGACCGCGACGATCGTCCAGGGATCCGGCCACGCGGCCGTCACGCAACCGACCTCGAACCCCACCACGCCCGCCGCGCAGGCCGTCGCCATCACCGACGGCGAGGGCGCCCTGCTCGCCCTCGGCCCGGGCGGCACCGTGTCCACCTCTTCCGGGTCGGGCCCGACCACGTCCCTGGCCGCGGCCACCGCGACCGGCGCGGGCACCGTGGTCGACCTCGGCGTGGTGCGCTCCAGCCACACCATGCAGACCATCGTCACCGGCGCGCCCGCTACCGTCACCGTGACCCTCGAAGGATCACTGAACGGCACGACCGCCTGGGCGACGCTCGCCACCTCCACCTCCACCACCGGCGACGTCCAGACCGCCACCGGCAAGGCCGTGCGGTACGTGCGCGCGAACCTCACCGTCCTGACCGGCGGCACCGCGCCCACGGTCACCGCCCTGATCGCCTCGGCCCAGTAGATGGCCGTGACCGTGCGCCTGGCCGCACCCCGCACCGAGAAGGTCACGCACGAGGCCGGCGAGGAGATCTCCGTCGACAGCGACGGGAACCTGATCGTCACCGCCCGCGAGGGCCGGGGCGAACGCGTCGTCGCCGTGTACGCCGCCGGAACGTGGCTCAGCGCCGAAACCGCCTGAACCCCGGCGCCACAGGGAGGCGGCCATGATCACCACGCCCTACGTGTCCGTCGCCGCGTTCAAAGCGCACCCCACCTACCTGGACCTCGACGACCTGCGCTACGGAGACCCATCCTCGGCCGACCAGGACGCACAGCTCAACGACCTGCTGCTGATGTCCTCCTCGTGGGCCGACGGGTACTGCGAGCAACCGCTGCTCGCGCACCAGAACACCCAGAACCTGCGCACCCGGTTCGACCGCGACGGCAACCTGAAGATCCACCCCGACCACACGCCCGTCCTGTCGGTCGCGTCCGTCGCCTACGGCTACACCCCCACCTCGCTCACCACCTTCGCCAACCCGAGCGTGTGGAGCGAGGACGGACGCAACCTGGTCATCGCGATCGGGTCCGGCGGCCCCTGGACCGGATCGCTGCAATTCGGGCAGCCCGCCTCCGGATACCCGGTGTACACGCAGGTCGTCTACACCGCCGGCTGGGTCGCCACGATCCTGGGCGCCGACACCACAACAGGGGCCACCTCCCTGACCGCAGCGGACCCCACCGGCATCCAGCCAGGGCAGTCGCTGCGCATCTGGCAGCCGGGCCGCGAAGAGACCGTCACCGTCTCGAGTACCTACACCCCGGCTCCCGTCACCAGCCCGCCGACGCCGGCCGCGATCCCGCTCGCGTCCCCGACGCTGTTCGCGCACAGCGCAGGCAGCGACCTGACCAACATGGAGCACGACACGCGCCTGGCGATCGTCAACTACACGGTCGCGCAGCTGCTACGCCCGGACACGGCCGCCGAGGACTCCTACCCGGACACGCGCATGGCTTCGGGCACCCGGCAGACCGACTCGCGCAAGGACGGCTCCGGCCTGATCGACGAGGCCGAGCGGCTGCTGGAGCGCCTGCGCCGCGTCCGCTGAACGCGGCCCGGACCCGCGAGGCAACGGGAGGCGGGTGGTGCGATGGCGATCCAGAACGTCCTGGACGGCATCTGCCAATACTTCGGCGGCCCCTTCGACGCCCAGAGCCGCACCTACCGCTCCTCGCCGGTACCCGGCGTCGGCGTGGTGCGCCGCGCCTGGGCGAAACGAGACAACCACGCCGACTACTTCAACGGCATGCCGCCCGGCACCCGCACCGGAAGCCAGATCGTCGTGCACATCGGGCACCAGCGCGAGACCCGCAAGGCGCTGGGCGGCGCGACCAGCGGCGTCAAACGCGTGACGTACACGGTGGTCCTGCACTGCTACATCCGCTCCAACACCCCCTACGCCGAGGACGCGCAGGACGACGTGTACGCGCTGCGCGACGCCCTGGTCGCACGCCTGCGCCAGGACCGCACCCTCGGGCGCGCCGTGTTCCAAGCAGGCGAGGCCGTCGACGGCGAACTGTCGTGGATCGAGTTCGAGTACGGGCAGGCCGAGACCAAGGATGAGCTGACCAAGAACTACCTGTCCATGCAGTTCCCGGCCACCGAGTACATCTTCGCCTGATGGCCCGGCGCCCCCGGCGGCACGAGTCGGCGGCCGAGCGGCGCAAAATCTCCGCGCGCGAGAAGGGCCGCAAGCACCCACACCGCGGCAGCCACGCGAAACGACGTCACCCCGCACACCGGCATCCGGCCCGGCATCACCACAGCCACCGCCGCAAGGGGCTCAAGCACCCGCACAAGGGCTCGCACAAGCACCACCACCTGCGACACAAGCCGCGACGCCACCACGGCGCCAAGCGCACGACACCGCGCAGCCCGCGACGGCGAGCGCGCCTGGTTCATGTGCGCCACCCGCGCCGCGAACGGATCCGCCCGTCCCGCTTCACCCACGGCCACACCCGCCTGCCGTCCCGCTTCCGCAAGGGCCGCCGCATCCGCGCCGCGCGCTCCCCGTTCACCGCGGGGCGCAGGCACTCGCGCGCCTGGAAGTGACCCTCCCCGACCGCCACACCAGCCCGAAAGGGAGTCCGCCGCATGCCCCCGCGCACCCGCACGCCCGCACCGGAGCCCGCACCCGAGGCGCCCGATTCCGGCGGCTACTTCCGCAATGCGAGCGGGGGCGCCCTGACCGTGCTCGGCACCCCGACCCGGACGCTCGAACCCGGCCGTATCGCCCGCTTCGAGCGCACCCCGACTCACCGCGACCTGGCGCCGGCCAGCGAAGCGGACTACCAGGCCCAGCTCGGCGCCGACGAAGACGTGGCGAAAGCCGCCGCGCCCGTGCCCGCCACAGACTCGACGGAGGCGTAGCCCGCCATGGCCGCACCCACCACGTTCCCGAGCGTCAAGCGGTTCATCGGCTTCGCGAAGGAGACCACGCCCGGCACCCCGGTCGCCCCCGCCGCGTACATGCCGGTGACGAAGTTCGACTGGAACGACAAGCCGACCTGGCTCAAGGACATGGGCCTGCGCGGCGTGATGGCCGACGACTCGTTCAACATCATCCAAGGCGTGCAGATCGGGGAACTCGACTTCGAGGGCCCCGTGTTCGCGGACGAACTCGGCTACCTGCTCGGCAACATCATGGGCGCCGACGACACCACCGGGGCGTCCGCGCCGTTCACGCACAAGTTCTCGCTGCTCAACTCCGGCGGCGGCCAGCCGACCACGCACACCGTCACCCAGTACTACATGGCCGAGCCGACCCACCAGGCCCGCCAGTTCTCCGGCACCTGCGTCTCGGAAGTCGGCTTCAAGTTCAACGCCGAGTCCGAACTGCTCACATACACGGCCAAGGCGTCGTCGTGGATCAGCAACGCCGCCGCGGCGACCCCGACTGCGACGTTCACCACGGCGAAGCCGCTGCCCTCCTGGCAGTCGGTGCTCGGGATCGGCGGCCCGGCGAGCGGCGGCACGCAGGTGCTGACGGTCGAGTCCGGCGAGTTCAACTTCAAGCGGGCGCTCAAGCCGTACTTCACCGCGCAGAACAGCCAGAACCCGTACATCATCCAGCGCGGCGGCCTGACCGTGGACTGGAAGCTGTCGTTCATCGCCGCCGACGAGACGCCGCTGACGTACATGCGCAACAACACCCAGCCGCAGATCCAGTTCATCCTCAACAACGGCCTCACGCTCGCCAACGCCCTCGCGGTGCAAGTGGACATGGCACAGGCCGCGTTCACCGAGGCCAAGCCGAACTTCGGCGAGGAGGCGGTGAAG